AGTTCAGACGTGTGCTCTTCCGATCTAAACTACGTAAGGGGGCTGAATCTTAGAATTTTCCCAGTTTCTTAGAAAGTGACGCAATGTGTAGTTACCTCAAGCTAACATTTGAAAAAGTTGGCACGGTTCTTGCTAGGGGGAATAGATAAAATAAATACTTGACTTTTGATGCTATATGTGTTATAATGAAAGGTTGAGCATCTATTACTTTAGTGAAGTAAAGTGTTAAAGTGCTACACTGTGAGGCTATTACTTTAGCAAAGTAAAGTATTAAAGTATGAATTGAGTTCATATATCTATGACTTGGATATATTGGAAAAAATCAGTACGCTATGATATAATATAGACATAAAGAAAGGGGACAACAAATATGAAAACAAGTAAAGAAATGATGATGGAAAGTTTTGATAAAGCAATCAAAAATTGCTATACAATGATTGAATCTGGTTCTAAATCAAATGCTGCTTTTTTCCGTGGTGTGGCTCAAGGTTTAGCAACGGCTATGTTTTTCAGTGAATTAATTGCACATGCTGAATATACTAAATTGTGTAATATTATTTACGATACAATTAAATAGGAGGAAATGACTATGAAGATACTTAGAATGACAGGAAAAATAATTCATGCATATAGACTTAATAACACTGTTAACAACAATCCACGCTACTATTTTATATTATTGACTGATAATGGTGTGTATGAGTTTAAAACTCAATCGGACACTAATGTTGGCTATCAATTTAAGCCTTGGTGCTATTATGAAGTAGTTGTTGATTATCATATAACAAGAACTGGTAGATATATATGTGAAGCTATCACATATGGAACTTATAAGGGGGTTTAAATATGAAAAGGGCATTAATGGGAAAATATAATATTATTGGGGTATATACAATATGTAATACAAATGCACTTTTTGTCTTATCCTGGGATTTAGCAAAATACTGGGAAGATAAAAAAGGCAAAGATGCAATAGCACTTTGCTGGAATGGAAAGTTGCATTTTAGGCAACTTTATTACAGGAAAGAAAATTATTGTTTTAAGTTCTTCAATCATGTGATTTACCTCAGTGAAATAGAACGCACTGAGGGCATGTACGATTATATATTGTGCTATGAGTAACAGGGAGTGGGCTATTGCAGTGTTATACACGTTGAGCACTGCAATGGAAGCTCTGTTTATAACAGGCGTGTGTTTTAGTGAATCTGATATATCTATTATATGGCTTTTGTTGGCGGTTGTATGGGGTATAGTGATATTGGCGTCATTGTTTAAAGGTGGTAATGATGACGACGGCATACAAGAATATTAAGGGGCGGTCTGTCTGCCTCTTTTTTGTGTGCCTACTGGTCACTTTAACGAAGTAAAGTGTTAAAGTATTACAACTGCATATCGTTACTGTACTATCTACATAGGACAGTGGGTCACTTTAACGAAGTAAAGTGTTAACATGGTAAACCACTAAACAACTCAAAACAAAATAAGAATACAGTCCTATTACAGCACTCAATTCTGAGCACTTGACAGCCTGTATTCTTATTCAAAACATAGGGTGGGTTAATTTATCGCTAAAATACGCCAGAGGGTTTCAGAGGCTTATCAGAGCCCTTAGAGCGTCAGAGCCTACAAATCAAAGGCACTGCAAATGCTCATAGGCATCAGGACATTACAATAAGCCGTAGCGGAGTTACAATCAATGGTTTTAAAATTATTTGTTGCAGAACTGTCTACTTCTTTGTGGTAGACCTGTATCTTCCAGTTATCAGCGAATCGGACAAATCCGTTGATGGTGAAATAGTCATTATTCTTATCCCTGCCGAAGAGCGTACAAGCAAAGTCTGTAAGCGGTGGCGTAGTCCAACCCTCGCCAATTTTGAGATTTTTCGGATAAGTAGCAATAGTAACAGGAACATTGGAAATAGCGAGTCGAAACCGACCATTCAACATAACATTTGTATTACCATCAGAGAACGTGCTTCTCAGAGAAAGATAATTCTTGATATTATCGTTTGTATTGTCCACTGTACTAGCCATCTCAGAGGAGCTAAAGTTATAAAGATTATACTCAATGGTAATATTAGGTTCAGATCCTAAAATGACGCCTGCCATAGTCTGAGCCAGAGCATCCTGTCCGTCATTGTTCGGGTGAATACCATCAGATGAGAAATATTTATAATCATGGAGCGTAAACGCTGTTGATGTAATGATTTTCATGCCAGAAGTACGGCAGCTTCTCAGATTAGAACACTCTGTTCTTAACTGATTTCTTACAGAGCTAGAGCTAGACCAACCAATGAAAGCGTAGGTAATATTAGCATAAGGATACAGCTCACGGCATCTGCTAGAAAAAGCGTCAATAGCTGTCTTTAAATCGGCTTTTGTTTGGTCACGGTCATTCATACCGCCACCAATCAGCACCAGAGAAACGTTATTTCTGTTTGCCTCTGACATTTCGTTGCTCGCTTCATTCAATAAGTCTATGAATTTCTTACCTGTTGATGCGCTAACGTGTGAAAAGCCCGCACCACCAGAGTATTTAATTTTAAATGTACAATATGGCATCGAGCTTGCTATTTTATCAGCCCAACCAGTTACATTACCGTCCGGTGTGTAGCCCTCTGCATAGCTGTCACCGATGATAATGACACTTTTTGCTGTTCTGGTGCTGTTAAATTCCTGTCTCAGAGCTGATAACAGTGTACCATTATCATCTATATTCTTTTGCAAGTCAGTATCGGCTTTTTTTCTGTTACTTACTTCATTATTAATTGCTTCCAGTAAACTACTGTCTGTATGTTGTCTATTTTCCTTTTCTTTGTCGATAGCTTTTTGAAGTGCTTCATCAGCTACTTTTCTAGCCTCTGTTTCATTGGCAATACTTTTCTTAATATCTGTATCGTCATAACGTGGCACATAAACATCTGTTGCACCAACTCTTACAAAATCAAATTCTTTTCTATCTGCCATTTATGCAACCTCTACTTTCACTGTCACAGCATTTGTATAGTCAACTCTCATTCTGTTATTAACTCTTAGTCTGTACTGGTAGTTGTTTCTATCAGTTGTAGCTACAAGAGTTAATTTATAAGTCTTAGCACCTTTTTCAGTACAGTCAAACCACGTTGTTCCACTGTCTGTACTATATTGCCACTGATAAGCCGTTGCGCCTGCAACAAAAGCTGATAAATCAACTGTGTTTGCTTCCTCATTTACAGTAATACTTTCTGGTTCACTTAAAATAATTAAAGACTGGTCAACAATTAATGCACGTTTATCTTCATCATAAGTAAGTGAGACAATTAAGTCACTAATATAGCTTTGTAAGAGCTTATATACAAGGTCTGGCACATTATCAGCATTATCAATCAATTCATTGACTTTTTCATATAAGCACTGCAAATTGTCCTGCAATGAAAGATCATCATTATAAACGATAGGAAGAATAGCACTAAATGGCCATATTAGATACAACTCATTTTTCATTTTATCACCTCACTAACTTCTATTAATATATATTGTTGTAGTACTATTTATTTTATCACCTATTTTACAAGCAATATACAGATTGTCTCCGCCATTTACACCATAGCCATCTGAGTGAATAGCATTATCATCATAAATCTTTATAGTGATAATGTTATGACTTTCACCGTATACTGTATATGTTATCCAGTTTACTTTATCATGTGAGACTAACCATACGACATTGTTAATATCATAACTGTTAGGCACCGCACTGCTGAAACTAGCTGTAGCTTTGACAGTTGAACCTATTCTTATAGTTGTGTTAGGTATTTTTTCAATATTTATGCTTGCTAATGGGGCATGAACACATACAATATCAGAATAATATGCAACATTACCAACAACAACTTGTAATCTGAACGCAAGTGTATAAAATGTAATATAAGTACTAGATTCAATATTGATTGTGATATTTTCATTTTTATCAGTTGCATCAGTTAAAAGGCTTGTTGGTACAGGTTTATAGTCAAAACCGCCGAAAGTTCTAGATTTTAACCATTGCATACTTGTTATAACACTATTGTTTAATGATTTATTTATTGAAAGTGCTAAGTCAACAAGTTTATTTGTTTTATACATTTCATAATACGAATACCACTTAATCATATTATTCGTATTATCCCAATTGTTATTTGCAACACCGTTAAATGTTGCTGAACCACAATCGAAATCAATCATATGAATAGTAGTATTCAATATGTTGGATGTAATTTCTTTTTCGCTACCTGTTAGATTATAGATAAATCGCCACTGTACTATTTTATCACTACCACTATCAGCATTACCTACGCTAACGCCGTTTGTTTTAGTTCCTCTGTCAATATAATAATAAGGGCATATTTCATCACCTTGCATTGGTGCATCAACCCAACCGCTACCATTGTTAAATTGCCATTTTTTATTATTAATTGCAAATGAACCACCATTCCTTGACCACGACAGTTTATTTTGACTATATAAGTCAACACCTATATTTTGATAAGTTTGTACAATATTAATAGCTGGTTCTATATATTCAATTACAATATCTTCTGTATAATAAGTATACTTATCATTCTGTAACTTGCATCTGAACTCTTTTTTATCACCTGAATTATAAAATGTAACAGGTATTTTGCACTTTGCTGTATTAGAGCCGTCAGCTTCTAAGTCAACAAACAACCCATTATCATTTTTATACTGCCACTGATAAAAACTTACATCTCCCTTAACATTACTTACCCCTACTTCAATGTTTTTGACAGGTGTATAGATTGGCGATTTGGGCTTAATCAAATCACATCTGATAGGATTTTCAAAAGCAATGCATTTTAATTCCTCACTATATCCGCCCTGTAACTTCATATGACTAGCATAAACGTCTAGCAGCTTGTCAACTACTTCTTTAACGTTTGTATCATCGCCAATCAGTTGGTTGATTTTAAATGCTAGCTTATTTATACTTTCAAGTGGTGTGATATTTTCATCATAAATGGTCGGTGCAAATGGCCTGTTACCAATTGGATTAAAATTACTCTTCTCCATCAAAACACCCCCAGTCCCACACCTGCATAAACAAGTCGCTTAGTTCGCTGATAACCAAGCGATCAATATTCTTTAGCTTTTCAGCATATTCATTTACCATATAGGCATATGTCATACCGCCACGCTTACCTGTGATATGCTGAACATAATCTTCTGTCGTATTAAAATTACTGCTCGATTTAAGCGCATTGGTATTCTTATTTGTGTTCGTACTGTCTGAAATATCGGCACTAGATAAATACCTATCACTTTTGATGCCATCCAAACCACCTTGCGGTGTGTTGCTATGCCTATTGATATTCTGTCCGGTAAATTCATTGTTACTATTGCCACTTGAATTGGCACTGTTATCACCTTTGCTTTTTCTGTTGTGGTCAATCGTCATGTCAGTATCACTAAGAATATCATAGTCTTTATCAAAAGCTTTGTAAAGCTTATTATAGTAAGGCATGATAACTGATAACTTAGCGTCAAGCCTCAGCTGAAACAATCCAAACGTTTCTGAACCAATCTCTCTAGTATAATAATGCTTTAAAATCTTCTTTGCAAGAACAGGGCGATATTCGGGAGTAAATGTTACAAATGACGGCGGAAATATCTTATTCCAACTCTTGTCAATAATATTATCAATAGACATATACCCCTTGCCACGCTCATAACCTGCAAGTGATTCACATATATATCTGATTTGCGTTGTATAGCTACTCATATTTTAAAACCTCTTAATCATAGATGGTGCCAAAGATTCATCTTTCAAATCTTGAAAAACATTGTCTCCGCCCTCTACTTCTTTGTTTGGTTCGTCGCCATCATCAAAGAACCATCTAACATTCAAACCAAAAATACCTCTAATCTGTTCTGTCGCATAGTCTCTGGCCATTGTTCTCGAACGTCTGTTTGCAAGAGAATCTGCATTACTCGACTCAACTTCGCTCGTTATCATTCGTTCTTTCTTCTGAGCAATAACGCTTGTAATACCAAGCATTGAATTACCCTGATTGTATAACCTCTGCTGTGCTTCAAGTAAGTCCAGTGCAACAAAGGGTGCATTTAACTGAATAGCCTGAATATCATCAGTATTAAACTTTTTAGATACTGGAATGTATGGTTCATCAGCATCAACTTTTGCAATCATGTTCTTCATTGACAACTGTGAGTTTTCATTACAGGCCACAACCACTGGTGTTTTCTGTGCTGTACAGTTAACATCTATCGTCCCATCCAACCTAGTGAGCCTGTATGCTAATCCTATGAAAGATTGATAGTTGTTGATTCTCAAGTAATTGTCCCATATAATAACAAACTGTCCCTTTTCAAGAACTTTGTTGTAGTTTGTCCAAGGATTCCATACAGTAATTCTTGTTGGATTTCCATAACAGTCAAATACGCCCATGCTTAAATACTGCATACAGGCATACTCTCCTGCATCTTCATCGTAGAAAAAAGCTACTGAACCAAGCTCAAAAAGCTTAAGGGCTAACCATCTTGAATCTACTTCAACGGGTAGCCCCTCAACCCTGTATGAAGCGATAGCGTTATTTGCAAATTTGAATAACCACTTATTGTACTCGACTCCCTCTTTGTAAATCTTCTGAAAGAATCGTCTTTTCTGTCTGCTCACTCTATCACCTCACTCTATATTTTGTTATTTGCTGAATAGTTATGAAATGTTGTTTTCCAGAACGTAACGCCACTTTCAATGACACTTTTAATAACCATTTCAGCATCAACAGGAATCTTACCTGTCAAAGCAACATTCTTACACTTGATGTAATTCCATGATGGACGGCCTTCCATCTGTGGCCTTTTCACTCTGTTAACTTTATAGCCGTACATGTCAAAGAACTGGTCAATCGTTCTAGCATATTCGGCTTTAATCATTTTTACTTGACATCTTGCGTCTTTCAACTGGCTAGACCATAAAAGGTTACCGTTACTTGCACCAGAAAGACGACTTGTATCATGTGTATCTTTTGAGTGCTGTGCAAGTGAATCAAGAATTCCTGCACCTGCACTTGTTACAGCACCACCAACACCACCTTGAACATAACCACTGATCGCATTACTTGCGCCACTTGCAACACGTCCACTGTATTTAGCTAAAGCACCGAGTGCTAGACCTAAGTCTGTAGAGCCTTGTGGTAACTTTTCGGTTATTTGCGTAAAACCATAACTTGCAATTTCCGCCTGATATGCATCATATAAGAAAGAACCTTTTTCGCCATAGTTAAGGGTAAAACCTTTAGTATAATCGGTGGTCGATATTTTCTTATAGTGTCTAGGTGATATTAGTACCTGTGGTTGTGCTGATTTGTTACCTCTGATAGTTAATTCTGGTTTATTATCTCCAAATAATTCTGGATGCAAAACCATATTATCACCTGTTGGCGCATACACTAAGTAGTCACAATAAGGTGAACAAAACATTTTATTGTTATGCGGTTTATATCCATAAAAGTTATCTGGAAACGGTGGCAACTCTTTATATTTAACAAGGGACTCGTTATCTGCTGATGGTGAAAGTGCTTTTGGAATAGTAAATACCTGTAATATAGTATTGCTATATCCTGCTGTTATAATGTTCTGAAGGAACTGCAATAAATCATCCGGTTTTTCAGTATACCCCAACTTACTGCCTTGAAATACTCTTCCAAGCGTTGAACCACTAAACCATGTTGGTTGATTTGCTATAGGCTGTAACTGTGCATCACTGATAGCGATTTCGCAACCATAAACAATCTGATAACTAAAATTAGTTAACAGTGTCTCTTTAGCTATGTTAAGTTCTCCATACTCTAAACCCTCTGGAATCGTATGCAACCCAACTGTATCATCAAGTACATGCTCTCTTTCAACAAAACATTCCCCGACCTTGCAGTCCATCCACCATGTCTGCCATAGGTCAATAGTATAATGGACTTCTGCTGTTCGGTTGTTTTCATAACGTATTTCAGTGATAAATGCATAAAACCATCTATCACTGAAAGCACTATTCTGAAACATCATGTAATTAGCTGAATAGATATCATCTGCCCAAGCATCAATATTGACAATTCCGTCACGAACATAGTAACACTTGTCATACGTCTTAATTCTATGGTCTAACATGTAGGACTGTTGTTCAGCCCTACTGTTAAACCATTTGATATGATTGTAGTCACGATCACATTCGACACCAGATAAAATGTAAATAATTGAATCTGGAATGATGTATGCCATAATAAACTCCTATTCTGTATACATACCAATATTAAGAGTAAACTGCTTACTAATATTTGTACCTTTTACGGTTGCTTTGACTTTGATAGTACCGAAATAATTTTCAGTTTTTGCAATACTTTTTGCAGTAATAAAACCATTCGGCATAATAACTGCCGTATTAGTATTATCACTTACTAAAGTCCATACTAAATCTCTACAACCACCCGGAATAGTATTAACATTAGCTGTAAACATGTAGCTTATAGGAGTGCCAGACGGTATAGAAGATTTACCACTTGAATCTGAGTATGGTAATGATTTATAATTAGTTCCGCCGAATGGCAAATCACTAATAGTTGTATTATGACTAGTCTGTGCTTCAACTAAAGTATCAGGAATAACCGCTACAGCATTAGCGAACGGACTTACAGCATAAGTCTGCCACATATGCAAGAAGTAGTTATGGTCAAGTGTATTAGCAACAGGCATATCACGCATTTCAAATACGTTATCATAAATCTGGACAAAATCTTCGTCAATGATAACACCTGCAACTTTGTCAAGAAATGCCATATCATCGGCACTAGGCTCTTCATAAGTTGGGTCATTTGCAAAAGCTTTGTTAAGTCTTGCAATGTCAAGATGACCAAGACCATCAATAAGGATACGTCTGTTGAGGTAATCAGCGTATGGCAACTGGAAAGCAGATGCTAAAACATTGGTATCGATGTTTGCATCATAATCAGTATTGATTAAGATAACCTTTTTATCTGAATCTGTAAATGTAGTTACGCCTGCAATGTTGTAATCAGTAGACATAAACTGAAAATCATTGGATACTTTACGCATCTGTGTTGCACATAACTTATACTTATCTGCACTTGTATCATCAAACCTGTAGTAAGCAAGCTTACCATTTAAAATATGCTGTCCAATGAGATACTTAGTAATGTTGAACTCATCATAAGCAGCAGCTGTATAAACAGACTGGATAATACCGCTGATTAATTCATCCATGCCAGACCAAGATTTAAACGCTGATTTGAGCATCGCTTTGTTAACTGTGACTGGATAAGTTAACTGTGAATTCATGATATAGAACGCCGTTCTAACATCTGGCTCATACCTCTTAAACAAGTTTGTAGCTGTATCCGCTCCACTTCCTGCAATCTCGCCATACTGGTATACTTTCGCAATGTTAACAAAGATATCCTCTACTGTTTCACCAACGTCAATAACACCTTTTTTCAGTGTTGCAAGTGGGTTGGTGTACAGACGGCTTGCAATTCTTGCAAATGCAATCCTGTTAACAAGGGTTGAAAGAAATTCATTCTCAAGTGCTGGGTTATTCATGATGATGGCCCCGATTCCTCTAAGAGATTCATCATCTGTTGATACATACGGGACATAATCTTTGTAGTAAATCGAAGCTGAATTTTTAACTGCATTAATAACATCTGCACTAATATTTGTATTTGTTGTAATTCTTGGTTTTGTAGGCATTATTTACCCTCACTTCCATATAATATATCATTGAGGTTAAGACTTTCCAGTCTTTCCTCTTCGTCAATAGGTTCATCCTGTTTTGGTTCTGGTGTTGGTGGTACAACCGCTTTACCTTCTTTGAAACGTTCGGTATATTTCTTACGCCATTCTGTGTCGTTATCCTCGTACTTCTGTTTCCAGTTTTCTGTGTCAACTCCTTCATTATCAATCGTTTCTAACAAAGCGATTGCTTCATCATCTGTCCTATCACCCAAAAATTTAGTGATAGCATCTCTAGTAGCCTGTAACATATTGAATCCACCTTTCTTATTAAACTAGCGTCTTAAACAAGGATACATCCATATCGGCATCCTTGTTCTAATTCCTTTTCCTGTCGGCAATGTCGGGCTGTAACCCTGTAACAGTGTAAAATAATACTGAGCATATTTTGCTCTGTCTTCCAGTGTTGCAGTAGGGTCAGCTGGACGCTCATAGCAATAGACAAAACACTTTGCCATATAGCCTACTTCATCTGTTGCAGTTGCAAATGCATCCATTGTCTGATATCTTCTATATTCCTGTGGAACGCTTGAAAAGTTCGGATACCATTCAGTAGGGTTATTGTTTCTTTCATCGTTTAATCTCTGGCACTGACAGTTACCATTTGCATCTAAATCTGTCTGCCAGTTAGGGCAATTCTGATTTAAGTAAGGGATAATAGTATCAACAGCAGGCGTCCACTGGACAAGCCCATAACCTCTTTCATCTACCGCTACACCCTGTTCATAAAGGTCAGCACTAATAAATGATTCAATCGTCATGTTGCCAAGCATAGCACAAATAGCATTTATAGTCCATCCTAAAGGAAGTAGGGCATTCGCTACACAATACGCATTGTTGGTAGATTTCTCATTAATATAGTCTTGCCCGTACCCTGTGATTGACTGCCAGTGCAAGTCACTGGGGAAACTGGGAGTGCCTGTGTCAACGTTCGGATAGATGAACCCTTGTAAATAGCCATTCATCCATGATGGAACATAGCTGCTACTTTTCTTGCACTTTTCAGTCCAGAAATATTTGCCAGAAGTCCATCCACTGTTGCTTGTAACGATACCATCACTTGTTATCTGTTCAACAACCGCAACATGTCCTGCACCACCATTGTTATAGCCATAACAGGCAATAGCACCTAGCTTTGGTTCACTTCCTTTTGCATAACCTCTTGTACGGCTGTACCAATTGGTTGCATTACTGGTAGAAAGACCAGATGGATAGACACCATTAATTTCATAGAATCTGCCCCATGCATACCATGTACAGTTACCACCTGTCTGTTGCGGGCCAAGGTTGCTCTGATAGAAGATGTTATCAGAATAGTAGTATTTACTGCCTCTCATGCCATCTGTATTCAGTCTAGGTGTAAAAGCCATTAGCAATCACCACCTAAAAGACAAGCCCACATTTTAGAACCGCATGAGGAATCTTGTTTGCCTACAGCCGTGTTACCGTAGGCATTTTGGATTTTCTGAAACTGGTTGATAGCGTAGACAAGATTATCACCACAATGGCCGTCAATAGCAAGTGGTTTACCATTCTTTCCCAAAATGCCGATCGCTCTTAAAACTGCCTGTAATGTGTAGACATCCTGCCCCGTACTGCCTCTTTTAACCGTTTTCACTCTTATCACCATCCTTACTCAGCATATCACACAAATGCTGAATGGCAAGCGTATTGTTGTTCAATGCCTGTGTGACCTCAGACATTTCATTTTTGTGCTGTTCGTTCAACTTAGCAATGTCTTCCCTGTTTCTGTCTGTAGAGTATTTTATATACCATCCCATACCAATAGCACATACAATAGGGAAACCAACTGTGCCTACAGCCTGCATCAAAGCGTTAACATCCATAAAGTTTCCTTTCTGAGTCCACCTTTTGTTGTATCATAGAATGAAGAATAACTTATAGCAGAGGTCAATCCTTTCTAAAATTTTAAAATAGAGCCAATTGTTTTAGGTGGACTCTGATATCCTGCATCGGCATTTTCCGGCCTTTCAGATTGATGCAAACAACTAGCTCTATCATTATTATAATTCAATTATGAAATTTTGTCAAGTATCTATGAATTATTTACAATTTCAAAATATTGCTCTTTCCATATTAAAACATATGTCAAATTATAACTTCCATATCCCAAGTACTCTTCATTTGAGCCTATCTCATGATATAGTAATGAATAATAAGGCTTCTTCTGATTAGTTATATTTGCTACAATACATAACTTATCCACTTTAATTTTATCAGTTTCTTGAATAACTTCAATAACATCAATCATATTGCATTTACATTTACACATATATACACCTCATTTAAGTTAATAAGCCTAATTTATCAATAGCATTTAAAAATCTGTATTTGCAAGAATATGTTTCATAGTAGATATAACCCAAAGCATCCCATTCACCATAGATAGAATATTTCATCTTAAAAGCTTTTTTACTGTCTTTGTTGCCGTCATAATACTCTTCAAACTCACAGTATTTATGCGTAGATACATACATGAAGTTCGACCTGGATTTTGATAAATATATATAGATTTTACCAAACTGACAGATAGCAATTAAATCTTTAGGATTGCCATACTTTCTCAATATATGCGCACCATCATTATATGAAAACTCATTGCTGTTTGCCATCTTTGCAAACTCAGACTCATTTCCGATAGCCTTAAACAACGCACCTTTCTTTCTCATTTCTGAAATAGGTGACTTCATAATATTAAGAAGTAATATACCTCTATCTTCCAGAAACCTGACTTCCTGCCCCTTTCTTTGCATTTCATCGTAAATGTCAACAAGATTAAATGTGTCAAGAACAGCATTATAAATGTTATTTGAGTTAGCCATCATCCACATACGAAGCGGCGGTTGTCCTAACACTTCCCTGTTTCCGCTGACACTGACATACATATTTGTAACAGCGTCACCCTCATTTTTAATTCGGTTGACATGGTTTTCTGGTATAAATTCATCATAGATAATGTCTGTGATTGTACCACCACTAAAACCACGGTATTTACTTACAGCCTTTAACGAAACTGCAATGCCGATATCTTCATAAACTGGTTTTTCTTCCTCAGTCCATCCGACTATGCGGACTATTCTTGATGCGTTTCGTTCTTTCACTATATGAATGTCTTCACCCAAATCTTTATTTAATTGTGCAAATGGATTGTACTTCTCAATAGAACACAAGTCAATTTCATCCTTCGTTCGTCTAACAAACATCGGTGTCCAATTTTCCTCAATGCATCGTTTAAATACACCATAGGTTTTACCTACCTGTCTTGCACCAACCATTACTATAAATGTAGGTTTGAAACCTAATATATAATTAAAATTTAACCAGCCATCTTTATCGTATAAGCTCATAAAACCACCTTTCTAAAATAGAAGAACCACCCATTAAATAGGTGGCTCTTCCGTCATATATTAAAAGGAGAAAACAATGGGCTACGCTAATCTTGCATAGACGAACTTGCGTCCAGCTTTTGATACATTTGAATCCTTTACAACTGTAAACGCTTCATCAGTATCGGAAAACATGTCGATGATTTCTAAATAATCATGGATGAAAACTGAGCTGTTAGTTCCATAATACTCATTATCTGAGCCTTTAACAGCCAGAATTTCAACTTCCTTACCATCCTGCTTTTCATCAATGTAATTGATGAAATCAGTTGTTAATTCAAAACCGTCTGGCAAGTCTTTTACAGTGTGAGCATTTTTAACAGCTTTAAACTGTTCAACCTTTGATTCAATATTTGTTCTTACTACTTTCATGTTTTGTCCACCTTTCAAATTGTCTTGGATATTTACTACACTATTATAATAACATATACATATCACTATGTCAACACTTTTTTTAAATTGTTTCGTAATCTTCTACATACTTTCCTTGTACATACTCAACAACTTTTTCAAATCTGTCTGTAATATCTAACTGATAAGTCGTCTTTAGCATTGCAACATTGCTATAAATATTAAAACTTCCTTGCGGTGTCGTCACTCTTTTGACACTTTCACAATCGTTATAAACTAGTCGTTTCTTTCCTGTTTCTTCACCGAACAAAAATCCTGTACGGAAATTATCTGGTGTACCCATTATTTTTGAACCCTGTTTTTTCGGTACTCCTGCTATTGTTATTTCAAATATATCATTGATCTGCTGACAATATTTCTTTGCACCTAAGGTCACAAATACATCGGCGTTATCCTCAATATCAATGATACCTAAATATTTGTCAATCCCTTTTTTCGTAGTCGCATAGTTCTTGACGTAATTCTTATCATCTGGTTGATATCTTGCCAGAAGTCTTTCGTTATACTCTTTAATTGCTTCTGTATATCTTTCTGGATGTAAGAAAAAGCATGAATCTGTATCACAGTATACAACATCATGAGGATTGAACAAATCTATCATAGATTGTAAAGCAACACGGCCTAGCATAGATGTATAACTTCCCCACTGGTAAGCAAGAAATGTCGTTCGCTTTGAATAGTACTCTTCCAACTGTTCTTGTATTGTTGTCTCTGTTGTCTGTTCTTCTAACAGTCCAGTTTTAGGATTGAAAATAATCATGTCACGCACTGGGTCTGTATAGGCCATTCCGAATATCCCGTTTACACAATTCTTTGACTTCATATATTCGTACTCAGCTCCTGCAACACCCTTTAATTCTGTCTTCTTTTCATAGTAGTTAAATACAGATTCACGCAATGACTTAGGAAGAAATCCTTTCATTGAGATAAAAGTATCATAACTTTCAATAGCATCAAAGTCATATTGAGCAATAAAGCAATTAATAAACTCAGCGTCATAAAAAGCAACGTCAATAATGCCTTTGAAATTCGTTATACGTCCGTTGTCGTAACCTAAATCAGTACATGCGCCAGACTGCTTAAAGCATCTCGATAACGAAAGATAGGGTATTGGAACATACTTATCTTTAATTAACCGTGGATTAAGAATCTTAAATCTACTGATGATAACATAAGTGTTGGCAATCTCTTTGTACAGCTTAAAATCGAATACACCGTTTTTCATGAAACTAATAGGCTGAAATGTAAACATGGGATATGTATTATTGCAAATCATCTGATATGGGTAACTTGAAGTAAAGTCGCCATGACCAAGATTTTTCAATTTAATACCTACATACTCCCTGTTCGCATGTGTATTACCACCTGCCTTTAAATCTAAGAATATCTCATATAGTTTTGTGTCAAGAGCCGTACGCCTAATAACATCTTTTGTAAACTGCCTGTTATGCTTACTCAGCATTACGCCTCTTACAGCATGACGGACGATAGATGTTGAAGTTGGCCTGTTATCTTTAATTGAAAAGTTATTAGCTTTCATGAATCCCTGTAAACCATCTGATAGAGCTAGCACATCCAATGCTGAATATAAAAGTGTGTTATCATCTAATTTAGTAAATGGGTCACGATAAAGGTCATAGTCCATTATTTCTTTTTCTTTGACGTAAAAAGTACTGTAATCTTGTGTGAACTTCTCAAGGTTCATGTTTGTCAGCCTGTATGAACAGCGAAACTCTATATTTGATTCTGTCCGAAAAGATATGATTTTACGTTTTTCTGTAGCGAAAACTGTATCTGGTACAGTGTCTAACCAATCTTTAATAAACTGCCACTCATAAGATAGATTATGAACATAAAAGACTAATCTGTATTTATCAGTTTCAAATATATGTCGGACTAGCTGAAAAAACTCTTTTACCTCAGTTTCTAGTCTAAACATAAATACTGTACCAAACAAATTGAACTGATAAAGATAAGTAAAGCCTATAGGCTCATCAGACAGATTCCATCTTGTATGTTCTAATACTGTTGTAGTCTCTGTATCGAATGCGCTAGGGTAAGAATAGAAGTATTCGTCTGGGTACTTTCTATGCTTCTGTACCTCTATGTCTTTCTTGTAATCAATAGAAGATTTAATATCAGCAAGAATAGAGGACTTTTTACAGTCCTCTAAATCATATATTTTTATTGTTTTATCCTTATATATGACTTCTTGCATAGTTCATACCTCATTCTTTAAAAGAATCTCTGATAATCTGTGAAAATGTTCTGCTATCACCTTTTGCTAATGCACCAGAACTTTTCAAAGCTAATTTTTGATTTGCCAAGAACACAGCCATTGTTTCGTCACCACTTTTAAATTCTCGCCACATATCCTGTACTGTCTTTTTTCGATCTTCCTGTTCGGCAGTAGTAAGCTTATAAACTGAAAAGAACTCTGCTAATTCAAGATAGTTATATTCAGATGCATTCATCTTTAACGTATCATAAATATAGTCAAAAAATCCTGCAAGCTCTGCTTTTTCTTCTTCATCCAATACTGCTAGCCCTGTATTTTTAGCTAGATTCTCTATTGCACGTTGTTTCGCTGATTTATATGCACTTATTGATGAATATTTAGACTGCCCAAAACCCTGTAGTTGTGCATATCTTGCACGAGCTTCATTAACAGTCTTTACCTTGCTTCTTGAAAAAACAGGTTTACCAACCTCTGCTTTGTTATATTCATAAATCTTCAATGAAGCATAGGAATTGAACTTGTAAAACTCTTTGACACGTTGATTATAACGCTTTGCCAGTCTATCTATAATCTCATTGGCTTCTCGCAATGATAGTTTTGAAAAATCTTCTGGTGATAAGTCCAGATTCATTTTCTTTCGGAATCCACCTTTTCGCATGATATCACCTCTGTAATATTGACTTAAACGTACTTTTTGCTACGGGAATTCTTTCAAAGCACTGCTGTTCAAAATTATCTGTAAGAACTAAATATTGCGTATCTGTAATGTAGCCAAGTTCCTGCAACATTTTAGCAGCACCGCATTTTTCGTTGTAGTTCACATACATTTTATAGAAGTAATCAGCTAAACGCTCAATGTCTGCTTTACCTAATATTTTATACTTGCCATATTCATCATTAATCTGTATCTTTACCAACCTGTCATAATAGTCATTCTTCGCTTTAAAATCAAACAGATTACGTGCCTCTTCATCTTCCCATCCACACCACTCATTAAACTCTAAGTTTTTTATCATAGAATAGATATAGCCAAAAAAGAAACATCTTTGTGCAGGAACTATATATTTATCATTCCACCATTTATTAACATTAACAATTTCAGACATCATTTTCTTATGTAATTTATTATAATCACGCTTTTTCATTATAATTCTCCTCTTCTATACTGGTCAAGCATACAGCCAACAAGATTCCATTGAATACCCATTCGTATTTCGCGAGCATTAGCAATCTCAAAGAAATTATTTAACGCTCTTATTATATCGTCGTTGGTAGTAGCTTCTAATAGATCTTCCTTTAAATTAAGTAATATATCTTCAACATACTTCATTCAACTACCACCTTCCCATCCATATAAACAAACACTTTCTTAACTGAATAAGGTTCGCCTATCTTATAAAAGTAATATTCATATCTTTGAAGTGAGTCTTTCCAATAAGATTCTTTTACTATCACTGTTTCACTTCTATAGATTGTATTTCTTGAGTAATTACTAGTCATATTTCGTACCCTTTCGTGTAGGATTCAGTTTATTACAAATCTCTTCCCACTCTCGAATGAAATGGTCTATATTGCCGTCTGGATTGAACTTTCTAAAGGCTGAAAGTTCGTCTTTTGTCCATTCACTTGTCTTTAATGTAACTAACAGTGAATAAGGTCTACATTTAAAAAGCTGACATATTACTGTGTTCATTCTGTTACCTCCTCATCAATTCATTAATTACATTTAATAACTCTGTAAATTCTCTACGCTGTATTCTGTTAGAGCTATATGCATATATTATAGCACCTGTTAATATAGCACAGACATTTAAATGTCCATATATATCTATACTAGTTACAGTGTTTACATGCGTTTCTTCATTAAAACCTTTTAATAATTCATCTCTCATTTTATATTCTTCATACATAGTATTTAATATTAAGTCTGTTGATTTGAATTCTTTCATGTTATCACTCCTCATTATCGAAACCATAATAGTCGAACGTAAGTTTCATATGTTTTGCTAAAAACATCTGTTTATCTTTCCAAACTGAAATGATAATCAATATCAAATCCATTGGTGCTACATCAGCTTCTATCCGCTCGTCAGCTGTAAGACAATCATATGCAAACGCATATTCGATAGAAAGTATGTTTGCTAGCGGATAGGTGTATTGTTCATCTCTGTTCTTTACGTTAGTAAGATAAAGTATGTCCCGAGATGCAATACAGTGAGAACCTAAGTTCGGGTTCATTGCTTTGATATGTTGTTTAACTCTCATCTTATCTCTCCTTTCTTGTGCTTATATTGTAACACAATCTTATGGAATAGTACAATGAATTTTTGGAATAGATGACGAACATATGTTTGCTATAATGATATAGAACACAGTGTATACTTATCGTTCGGTATAATGATACTACACCCCAGTGGGGTGTTAAACTGACAACTTGTGACAACGTGCCCACGTGTATCATGATAGACTTTCACACTTTACCTTACTAAGTTACAACGCACCCGTGCGTATCCTGTTACACATTAATACTTTACTTTGTTAAAGTGATAAGTCCCCTAGCAAGAACCGTGCCAACTTTTCAAATGTTAGCTTGAGGTAACTACACATTGCGTCACTTTCTAAGAAACTGGGAAAATTCTAAGATTCAGCCCCCTTACGTAGTTTAGATCGGAAGAGCACACGTCTGAACT